GAGTGCCCGGAACAGGAGGCTGAAAATTAGGGGTTTGGACCGGAATAATCTGATCAAATACTCTAACATCTCCAATATCTCCTGTCGCTTCAACGCCCGTTACAATGGCATCCGCATTCGCTTGTACGATTACAGTACCAACATTTGTGCTACTAGACAATCCCGTTGTTAAAAACTCTACAGAAATACCCGCAACAACGGTGCCGACATATCCTCTGACAAAAGCAAAATTAGAGTTAACAGAAACATTCGCAGCCGCTGCAACAGTAACCGTACCTACCGCGCCAGTGCCAGCCGAGCCTGTCGTGACAACATTACCAACGCCATCTATCGTTACAGATCCCACACCGCCAGTAGCCGCAATACCCGTTTCTGGTACATTACCCGCCCCTGTAACCGTAACGGAAGCTAATCCGCCAGTAGCCGCAATACCTGTAACACCAACATCCGCCGCTGCGGAAGCAACGACTGTACCAACAGCACTTGTAGCAGATGAACCTGTAACAGAAACATCTGCAATACCGTTAACAGTGACAGAATTAATTGCGCCCGTACCCGCAGATCCCGCTGCGGAAATAGTTGCAGTGCCTGTAGCAACAACAGAACCTACAGAACCTGTACTTGTAGATCCTGTAACCCCTACATCAGCCGCAGCCGCAACAACAACAGAGCCGACACCACTTGTAGCCGCCAGCCCTGTCTCTGGAACATTAGCTTCTGCAACAACAGAAACAGATCCAACCGCACCTGTCCCTGCCACTCCGGTAACAACAACTGGAATGGGTTCGCCCCAAGTCCCTTGGGACCATGTGCCTCGCGCCCAACCCGAAATTATTGCCATCGGACTTTACCGTTTAGGCGATACGGATAATAGCGTTACTCGCATCCGCTGCTGGAAACTGAATAGTAAAGTCACCCGCTGTTGAAGTCTTATCTCCACCAAACGCCAAAATAATTACAGCATCTGTAGTGTTAGATCCACCAGCAGTTGTGGTGTTATAAATCATTGCACCGTTTGCTGTGATCGTAGCGTTCGAAAACGTCTTATCAGAAAAATCTGTAAATGCAGTCGTACCACTTGAAGTTGGCGTAACGTTAGTCAACGCTCCCCCACCCGCAGTGTAGTTTGTACCGCTTACCTCATTGGAAGTAGAGTAATCAGTTGTAGCCGCACCTAAAGATGCAGATGAAGTGAATAGAGCAAGTTTAAACGTATGTTGCCCGTTTGTGAAATTGTGCTTTCCCTCAAGAAGTTCTTTCTTGAAAGACGTACACATTGCCTGAGTAATCGCCATGTTATAATCTCCTTATTGCATCAGCCAATTCTGGGTGCCCCGCATCATTAAGGGCATTATACACGGTTGTGCGGTCACTGCGAATAGCTTCTCGCATATAAAACGCAACCACCTTTTCCATGTGCTTTTGGAACGCTTTTGCCTGATCTCTGATAGCGGGATGTGCGGTATCCGACACGCTTATCAGTTTCTCAACACAACGTTCTGCAACTTCATCGGGAGTAAATCCTCGATTGTTTGTTGTTTTTACCGTGACGATAGGATCGTCTGGTACATCAAAGTTTAATTTAAACATTATTGTTTCGGCCTCATTACTCTACCTACACGATACTCTTGTGTAGTTTCCTTTGCTTCTCCAAGCATCTTTAACCCAATTACAGCTTCATTGAACCGTTGATTATATTGAGCCATTATATCTTGCTCACCCTTCATAAAGGTATACGCCTCAACTAATGATCCGTAAAGCATTGCAAGCTCTGCGTTTTCACTTAACCAAGATGTAGCTGTTCCCGCCCCAGAAGTTAAACTAGCAGGTCTAAACAAATACTGAACCTCAACAGGATACGCTGCATCAGGAGTAGGGGCTAAGATAAAGTTGCCTACGTCGAACTGGGCATAGTACCTGGGTTTACCCGTGATAGTATAATCGGGATTAAATGTTTCAATAAAAGATAAGTCTTTAAATTCCAAAAATTCTTTCTTGCCAGAGTCTGTAAGAGTTAAGGAAAACGGGGCTAAGAAATCACTAGGCGCACCTAGATACTGATTGTTAGCGGACATTGCACCCTGTTGGTTACGCATAAACAGATTCAACTGAACGTTTTTAAGTATGCGCTCTTCCGTGGCTCTAATAAAAATAGGAAGATTGTTTACGAAAGTCGTCTCCGAGTTTTCCGTATAATCCTGTATGGCTTGTTTTAAACTATCGTATGTAAAACTCATGGTGTGTTCGCTTGGCCTCCCATACCTGAATGGTTGGTACAATAGTAATACAACGTTGGGGCACCTGATGCCACCGTTATTTGTGTGTAGGCTCCCGAACTACCGGGAGTTCCGTTTGTGGTAACTCCCGTGGTGTACTGTGAGCCACTGTTCCACGTTCCGTTCGCAGTCGTGCTAAAACGTAAAGGATGATTATTATTGCTAGAATCTGATTGGTCAAATCGGAATATACTGCCCTCGGCTAAATTCAACGTTGGAGACACATTCCCACCGATATAGTATTTGTTACCGCTACCGTATGAGTTTGTACCAGAAGCAACCGTAACTGTATAAACAGTGACGTTTCCTGTGGCTGTCACAGAACCAGCGGAAGCTGTGGAAGATGAACCCGTTGCAGAAACACTTACTGTTGCCGATGGAGTAGATACGGTAACAGATCCAACAGAAGGACTAAGCGAAAGAAAACCAGATATAACCGTTGTTACAGGTAATCCTGTTTGAACCGTGACAGTCCCAACTTGGCCTTGGGATTGAGTTCCCAATGTTTCAGGAAAGAATATTTCAACTGTGCCCACGCCACCCGTAGCAACTAAAGCATTGTCTGGAGTTATTCCGGGTATATCTCTAAAACCAACAGGATTAAAACCATATTGAAAAGCTCTTTGTTCTGCCAAGCCTGTTTCTGGACGGGCGTCTCTTAATGCTTGAGGATCTGCACCTGTGCGGGGAGATCTAAGCTGTGGATGCTTTGTTTCAAACTCGTCTTTACCAACAAGTAGTCCGTTCCATTCCTTACGCATATCTCTAAGTCGATACCGAAAACCAGATCGATCTGATATACCAAAAGCTTTTTTACCGGACGCAAACGCCATTAGACCCTCAAGTATTGTATACTAGGTTGTAGTTTCAGAGGTGTTCTATCTTCATCTTCATCAGAGGCACGTTGGAACTCTTCTTCGTATACAGACTTCAACAACTGGATACGATCTGGCGCACGTTTCATAGCCAGGTAATATGCTAGTCCAGCCACCATGCAAGGATAGAAACGAAAAGGCATATCAGTAGTATTAGTAAGAGTATCAGCATCCTCGATTCGTCGCACATAATAATAAACTATCTGATCTGTTGAGTTTTCAGGAGTAGCCCAAAGATTAATAACGGGATCAATCTTTCTGTCAAAGTAATACTGACTTGGACGAGCTTCTGAAGTTTTATTAGGAACTGTCAGATACTCTCCTCTGCTAATTCTTTGCAGTTCGAAGTCAATTCCATCACGCCGTAGTACCACTTCGAGAAGATCAACCACATCTGATGTCAACGTCTCTTGGGCTTGGCCCTTAGTGAGAGTGAGTGTTGCTTGCTGTATAGTCCAGAGATTCAAACCTCTGTTCGCCCATTCTGCAAACATCAGGTTAAGAGACCGACGAGCAGTCTTTGCATCGTAGCCTGTACGAACCTCTATTCCGCACCTTTCATACGCCTCTTCGATGATGTCCGCTACATCGAGTTCGAAGTCTCTTGATCCTGAAGTTGCCATAGCTTAACTCATATGTGGTTTCTGGTTGGTTTTAACTATCGCGGCACCACCGTTTTTAAATCCGATTTGAGCAGCAACTTCTGGGGCTTTCTTCTTTAAAGCCCTCATACCTGCTCCTTTAGGACCTTCAGGTATTGGTTTCTTCTTCTCTTCCATCGTCCTCATCCTCATTGTAAAGATTATCGAATACTCGGTTAACATCTAGTGTATAGTCTAAATCACTTTTTGAATAGTGTGTATGTTGTGAGGGTTTGAAATCCGGTGCACCCTCTCCTAACGCAAACCAAGCTGGATGCGTTACACGCACTCGGTTATTTGGTAGCGCAACAATATTACCCGTCCATTCTCCAGCATCTAAAAGCTGTAAAACATGACTCTGTTTATGCTGTGCAGGGTCATCCCCAATCTCGCTTTCAGTGTAATCTACAGTAAACAAATACTTAGCAGGGAACATCTGACCGTCGATCTTAGCTAACCAAGGACACGGTGTGGCCCTGTCCATAACGTAAACAGAATGATTATGAGAAGAACAATCCCAAGGCTGTGCATCATGCGTTGCCATAGGTTCAGGCCATTCCTCTAAAGGTATGTCTGCGACCAAGGCAGTTATAGGCATTCTAGCCCACATCGCACCGCCGTGAATCGTATCTTCCTCCTCGCCCTCAGCTTCACATCCCGTGAAGATTACCTGAAAACTTAGAGATCTATTCGGTATGGTTGTAACTGCAACCACCATAGCATGGAGAAACTCGCCGTGATATTTCTCATGATTATGGGTGTACTCACGACGAACCCAAGCCTTGAAATAAGGTATGTTGCTTTGTAGGTATGGCATTTGGTTTAGAAAATTCCTTTAAATCCTGAACCTGAAACCTGCGCTCCACCGACTCTACCGCCTTTAGCCTTACCCTTGGTCATAATTTTGCCGCCAGCTTTCATGCCCTTGGTCTTCATTTTACCGCCAGCCTTATAGCCCTTGGTCTTCATTTTGCCGCCAGCTTTATAACCTTTGGTTTTCATCTTACCGCCGCCACGGTAACCTTTTTTCTTCATCATAATACTTCTCCTTTAAAAAACTCTAACGCCTCTTGTGGCAACAAAACCACCACCACTAGCCTTCCAACTTATTCGCTTAGAAGACTTCTTCTTTTTTGCCGCAGAAGTACACTGCGCCATCGTAGGTCTACAAGCAGGATAGCCTTTACGCTTCTCACCCTTTTGACGACCACAGGGTTTTCCTGTCTTACAGTCCACCCAACCCTTACCATCGTTTTGTCCAAACCATTCTTGAAGGGAGTTCTTTGCCATTAGAAAGTCCTTGTACGCTTACGTCGATCTTCTTCTACTATGCCACATCCAGAAGCAATCATACCACCTGGGCTGTATCGGTTTCGTGCTGGACGTTTAGGATTATCTACTGAAGTCATTACACCACCTTCGGCTGCTTTCTTAGTAGAGTTTCCCCAATTGCTTGCCCCGACTTTGCGACACTTTGATAGTGCCCCCGAAGCGTACGCGCTGGGCCACACCTTGTACCGAGCTTTTACCTTGTGATAACAAGCGTCTTTTTTTGATTTCTTCTTTGCCATTAGTTCGTCTCCGAGGTGACTTGGATACTTGGAATGATGTTTGTCCACGACTT